AGGAACAGGCCGCCCTCCAGCGGGACAGCGTGTCGTATACCAACGGCCTTCAGTCGGTGCTCAAGCGGCCCGAATATGAAGTGCTGACCAAGGTGCTCCCGTATGCCGAGGAGTCCATCCGCTACCAGGTGGCGGCCATGGACCCCCCGACCATCCAGGACGCCATTGCGTATACGGAACAAGTCGCCAAGGAGTGGACCGACAAGCTGCGCAGTGAGGTCATCGACAGTCAGAAGCGGCAACAGGTCGCGCAGGCCCGTGCCAGACTTGAACCGCCCGCAGGGTCACCGCCGAGTCCCTCCCTTGGCGCCCGTCAGAACTTCTTCAAGAAGGACGGGAAGCTGGATTGGGACGCCCTCAACGCGAGGGCAGCGGCCCTGATGGGCTAGTCCCTCCCCCTCATTGAAAGGAGCCAGCCATGGCTTTTGATTACACTGCTGCCGGAAACATCCTCAAGGAAGTCTACCTTCCGGCCCTCCAGGAACTGCTGAACAACGCCACCCCGCTGCTGGCGGCGATGGAAAAGGAAGTCACCCCGGTCGAGGGTGGCAACTTCGTCATTGCCCTGCACACGGGCCGCAACTCGGCGGCGGGTATTGCCCGCGCTGAGGGCGGCACGCTGCCGACCGCCGGACAGCAGAGCTACAAGCGCGCCATCGTGCCCGTGAAGCAGCTCTACTCGCGCATCAACGTCAGCGGCAAGGCCATTGCGGCCACCCGCTCGAACAAGGGTGCCTTCCTGAAGGCCCTTGAGTCGGAAATGAAGTATGTCATGGTGGACACCAAGCGCCAGATCAACCGTCAGCTGAACGGCGACGGCACGGGCGCCCTGGCCTACTGGACCGGTGCGGACGACACCTCGCCCGCGAACGTCGATGACAGCTTCGGCAACGGCACGACCTACCTGCCCTCGGGCGCAACCACGCTGGACCTCATTGATGCCAGCGACAACAGCACGGCGCTCGGCACGAACATTGTCGTGACCCGTGGCACCGTGGGCGCGACCACGACGTCGGTCAGCTGGACGGGCACCGTCACGGGCTCGGCGGCGGGCGACTACCTGGTCTACCCCGGCACCATTGGCAAGGAAATGGTCGGCATCAAGGCCGTCATTTCGGCCAGCGACCCGGCTATCCTCGGCGCGGGCGGCCTCCACGGCCTGCCGGTGGCCTCGAACCCCGACTGGGCCGCGTTCGTGCTCGGCTCGGATTCGGCGAAGCAGGACCTCTCGTTCCCGCTCATCCAGCAGCTGCTCTCGCGCATCGTGAGCGAGTCGGCGGTGGACGAGTCGGACATCAAGATGTTCTACTGCCACCCGGCGCTGCGCGACACCTACGTCAAGCTGTGCCAGGACGAGCGCGTCTTCTACAACGTGATGAAGCTCGACGGCGGCTGGGAAGCGGTGACCTACAACGGCAAGCCCATTGTGGCCGACGTGCAGGCCCGCCGCAACGCCCTGTTCGCCATCACGCCCTCCAGCCTGTCGCTCATGCAGATGGCGCCGCTGGACTTCATGGACAAGGACGGCTCCATGTTCTACCGCATCTCGGGCGGTGACGTGGACGCCTACGGTGCCACCGCGTTCGTCTACCAGGAGCTGGGCTGCAAGGCTCGGAACCAGAACGGCGTGATTGTGGGCCTGAACGAGGTGTGGGTCTAGGTCACTAGGCTCTGGGGGACGGGGCAATCCCGTCCCGTCCCCCACCTTTTCATCTTGAAAGGAGACACCAGATGGGCAATGCCAAGGCACTGAAGCGCCCTGCCGTCGTCGCAGGGTTTACCCCTGTCGTCAAGAAGACAGCGGCCTACACCGTCAAGAACTCGGACGCAGGGTCCCTCTTTAAGTGGAACTCGGCGACCGCGTTCAACTTCTCCCTGCCGCCGGTCAAGAAGACCGCCGCAGGCGTCTACTTCGACTTCTCCATTGAAACCGCGGCCACCAGTGGCACGGGGCATGGAGTCTCCCCGGACAGCAACGACAAGGTGTTCGGCGTGGCGGGGGCAACCCCCACGGACAACAAGGACGTCTACTTCGCCACGGCGGGGGACGCGATTGGCAATGGCTTCCGGCTCATCTCCGATGGGGTGGATGGCTGGCACGTTGTGGCCCTGGACGGTACCCTGTCGCAGGAAGCGTAACACCCGAGGGGGAGGGCCCAGCGCCCTCCCCTTCGTTCTGGAGGATTGATGGAGGCACCGGAGGAGTTTGTCAGTCGGCTCGATTCGGCCTTTGATGGCCGCTTGCGCATTCGGTGGTCAACCGCTGAGGGCGCCTATCACATTGAACAGCGCGTCGCCCGGGCGCTCGTGAACTTCCCGGCGGGCACGTCCGACGATGAGGCCATTCGCCTCCGGGACGGCTACCACCTCATCATGGTGGTGCGCAGCGGGGACCGGATGCCCTGCCCCCGTTGCGGTGTCACCCTTAAGGTGCCGCTCCGCAGTTCGACCGTCGTGACCTGTGACACCTGTCGGCAGCGCGGCTTGGAATACCGGATTGCCGCCGCCCATTACCCGCTCGATGACACGCTCATCGACCACCTGAAGAGCATCGACCCCCTGCGGGGCATGTCCAAGGCGCTCCGGGCCAAGGTCGAGGCCCACAACGCCAAGGTCACCGAACAGCAGCAGCAGGCCGTGCTGGACCAACTCACCAGCAAGGCCAATGACGATTTCAACCGGATTGCCGGAATTCCCTCGGTGGGCTACACCGGCAAAGTCCTCTCCCTGCCCTAGGAGGCTCGCATGGCTGATGCCGATTTCTTTGTCCGCCGCAAACCCTACGCCACCGAGCAACTGACGGTGGGCACGGCGGTCTCCACCCCCACGGTCGCCACGGTCAACAACACGGGCGCCCTGTTCAACTTCAAGGCCACCGCCGCCGACCTCGAAGTGGGGAGCAACGGCATCATCTACACGCTGGACGGCAGCACGCCGACCGCGACCAACGGGATGACCCTCACGAGTGCCAAGCTGACGCTGGCGGGCTACCAGAAGGTCCGGGCCCTGAAGATGATTCGCAGCGGCGGGTCCGACGCCACCGTCAACCTCACCTACTACAAGGAGTAGTCCATGCGCACCTTCAAGCAGCTGCAAGATGCCGTCTTGCAGTGGATGGCTGATGGGGGCGATACGGGACTGCTGCGCACGCTGGTCAAGGACGGGCTGAACCGGACCCACCAGAATCTGCTGAACGACGACCGCTACGACTTCATGCTGTGGCCGCGCAACGAAACCCTGAGCGTGGTGGCCAACCAGAAGGTCTATGCCCTGCACCCGCAGTTTCAGCATCCGCTCTACTTCTACAATCCCGACACAAACATCTACCTCGAAGAAATCCCGCCCAAGGGCCTGATGGAGTCCCAGGCCGATTGGGACGATGGGGAGACCGACGAAGTAGACCGGTTCATGCTGACCGGCGTCTCGAAGGTGCAGGCCCAGCCCGCCACGGCAGGCGCCGTGCTTGTGACCTCGACGGGCGGCCAGTCATCGCCCACCCAGTCTGTCATCATTAGCGGCGTCGCAAACGGCGTGTTCGTGGAAGAGACCCTGAGCTCGGGCACGAACTGGTCTACGCTGACCAGCACAAACAGCTACGAGGTCATCACGGACATCACGAAGGTCGGCACCGGCTGGCAGTGGCCCCTCACCATTACGGTGGGCGCGACGACTATTGTGACGCTCCCGGCCTCGGCCTTCGGCCAGCAATACCGGATGTTTGAGCTGGTGGAGACCCCCACCACGGCCCAGACGGTCCTCTACCGGTTCTACCGGGAGCCGCGCCAGCTGGTCAACGATAACGACATCCCAGACCTGCCGGGCCAGTTTGACGACATCCTGGTCTACCAGACCCTGCTGGCAATGGTGGGCTACACCCGCGCCACCCCGGACGAGCAGCAGCTCTGGCAGGCCCAGATTCGGCGCCTGACCGACGTGCTCCAGATGACCTACCGCTCCTCCCGCACGATGGGCGGACGGCCCACCTACACCCGCTACATCCCGAGGGTCTGATGGAAGACCTCTACCAGGAGCAGACCAATTGGAGTGGGGGCACGCAGCCCGGCACGCCCGTGGACCGCGTCCCGGAGACGGCGTTTGCCAGCGGCATCAACACGGCCTTTCGTGAAATCGGTTCGGGCACGGCGCTTATCGGGTGCCGTCCCGGGCTGACCGCCATCAACACGACGGCGCTCGGGGGTGGCAGCGGCGACCCCAACCTGGACTTTGCCCGCCTCTATACCTACGACACCGGCAGCACCTACAGCAATTTTATGGCGGTCGTCGTGCGGAACGGCAAGCTCTACTACAAGAATCCCGACAACAGCTTTACCAGTGAAGTGACAATCCCGGCGGGGTGGAGCTACGGCAGCAGCACGCAGTGCTTTACAGCGGGCGACTTTGCCATTGACGGCACGGTCTTTAACAACCGCCTCTTCCTCATCAAGCAGTCCGCTACCCCCGAGCTGCGGTCCTTCACGGGCACCAGCACCGCCCCCACCGTGGCCGTGCCTTGGGGCCTGTCGCCTATTGGCACCGTTGCTGTCACCGCTGTGGCCGGGGGCGCCAGCCTGCCGACGGGCGAAACCTACGACGTCGCCATCACCAGCTACCACAGCACCACGGGGGCCGAGTCCAGTCTGTCTGCGAGCATTGCGGTCACGCCGACAGCGGGGCAGCGTATCCAGGTTACCATTACCCCCACGGCAGCCGAGAGTGCCCTCTACACAAACTGGCGCGTCTACCTGCGGCGCCGCAGCACACAGTCTCGGCTCTATCTGGTCAGTTCACTGGGGACGGGGGGCAACATTGCCATTGGCACCACCACCGTCTACGTGGACCTGACTGCCGCCCAAATCACGGCGCTGACGACCGCCGCCCCCTCCACGGTCGAGAATAATCCCCCGCCTGCGTCGGCCAAATTTGTCTGCACGTATGGGCGCCGGGTGCTGGTGGCCGACGAGCGCAATGTCTACTGGTCCAAGCAGGACAAGGCGGACAACTTCCCGCCCCTGAACTACGAGCCCATCGAGACGGGCGAGGGCGACACCATTACGGGCATCTACCCCTTCAGCGACGAAGTGGCGCTGGTCTTTACCACCACGGCCATTTGGGGCATCTTCGGTAACGACCCGCAGACGTGGACCTTTAAGGCCATTGACCACACCATTGGCTGCCTGTCCCACCTGAGCATCATCGAGTTCAACGGCCAACTGGGCTGGTGGTCGGACGCCTATGGTCCGGTCGTCTACGACGGCACCACAATCGTCAAGCTGGGCGAGCGCGAGTTGGGACGCTCCTCCTATATCGAGGAGTTGAACCTGAGCCGGATCAGCCGGTGCTGGGCCGGGCACGACCCCAAATACAGCCGCGTAATCTGGGCGACGCCCGCCACGGGCACGACGCGGAACAGCCGGATGTTTGTCTACAACTATCAGGTCGGCAAATTTGAATCCGAGCAGTGGGACCCCATGCCCGCCGCGTGCCTGACGATGGCCTATCACAGCGATGGGTCCATTAAGCTGTTTTTGGGCAGCGACCGGGGCCACGTCTTCTACTTTGACGAGACCGTGCGCAACGACGGCGTGCCCAGCGGCACGGTGACGGGCACCTTTGTGGGAGCAGGCGCCCTGAGCACCATCAGTGGCACCGGCTTTTACGCGACCAACGACGGCCTGAAGGGGCGCTGGGTCCTGATTGTGGACAGTGACGCCCGCCCAGTCACCAAGGTCGAGATTGCCAGCAATACCAGCACGACGCTGACCCTGGCCACTTCGCCCACTATGACGACGGGCAACGTCTACACCTACTACATCGGCAGCCCCGACCTGCGCTTGGGCACCCGGTCCTACGACATGGGGCGCACCTTCTTCCGCAAGCGGTTTGACCGCCTCTACGTGCATGCCAAGGCCAGCACGGCTGGGGCGACCAACATCTGGTTGACGACGCAAATCAACTTTGCCACGGCGGCCACGGCAACGGGCCAGAGCCTGGGCCTCGGGGGCGCCAAGTGGGGACCCAGCAACGTCAGTGTGGGCGTCTGGAATACCAGCCAGTGGGTGGGCGACCAGAACGTCAAGAAGCGGTTTGCCCTCTTTACGCCGGGCCAGAACCTGCAATTGAACCTCCTTCAGTCCCGCACCAATCAAGACGTTATCATCTCGGCAGTGGGGCTCCTGGCCGGGGTGCAGTCGGAGCGCTACTTTGGCTGAAATTACCGGGCTGAGTAAAACCGCGCAGGACGCGGATTTCCTGCGGCAGGTGCCGTTTCGGCAATACGAAAAGGTGGACGTGACCTTTGCCGTGGCCGACCAAGACACCCCGGTGCCCTACACCCGGCTGACCCCCACGGACCTCAATGCCGTGAGATTTCTTGACATTGGGGACAAAAGCGTGTATACTCCTTCGACAGGGGCCGCAACAGCAGCGCACGTCTACCGGACCCCGGTGCCCTGGGAAACGCCCCAACTGATGTATCTGCGGTCGAGCCAAGCGGGCTACTCGACCACCCTTCTCCTCTTTGTGGAGCGTGGCTAATGGCGCTGAGTATTCCCAATACGTTTACCGCAGGCACGGATATTGAAGCCACCCCGATGAACGCGAATTTCGCGGAGGTGGCCAACGCGGTGGACAAGCGCGGCGATACGGTCACGGGGAACATCAATGCCAGCGCAGGCATCAAGTTTGATGGCGTCGATTTGTCCACGATTCCCGTAGACGGCAGCGGGAACTACCAAGCGCCCCTGTTCGACTACATTGCGACGACCACTAACGAGACGCTGACCTTCAGCACCTCGACCCCCAACAAGGTCGTCGTGAACACCGGGTCCTCGGCCATTACCGTCTACCTGTGGGAGGCGCTGACGGCGAATAAGGGGGCCATCGTCCACGTCAAGAAGTTCGGGACAGGCGATATCACTATTACCCCGCACGGCAGCCAGACGATTGACGGGGCCGCCTCCGCGTCCATTACGACCCAATACAAGGCCCTGATGCTGGTCTCCACTGGCACGAACTGGGTGGTGCTCTAATGAGTCATATTCCAACACCGGTAGCGGTCGGCGAAGGCGGCACCGGCGCCTCCTCCGCCTCCACGGCCCGCACGAATCTGGGCTTGGGCACCATCGCCACGCAAGCCGCGAATAGCGTCAGTATCACGGGCGGCACCATCACAAACATTACAGACCTCGCTGTCGCTGACGGGGGCACCGGAGCGAGCACGCTTACCGGCTATGTCAAGGGCGCAGGCACGTCAGCGCTGACGGCGTCGGCGACCATCCCCAACACGGACATCACAGGTCTGGGGACGATGTCTACCCAAGCGGCCAGCAACGTCGCCATTACGGGCGGCAGCATTGCTGGGATCACGGACCTTGCCCTGGCCGATGGTGGCACTGGGGCGTCTACCGCCGCCAATGCCCGCACCAATTTGGGGGTGACCGCGACGGGCAGCGATACGACCTACGCATATCGCGCCAACAATCTAAGCGATCTAGCCAGTGCCCCCTCAGCGCGGAGCAATCTGGGTTTGGGCACCCTTAGCACCCAGAACGCCAGCAGCGTTAGCATCTCCGGGGGGAGCATCACCGGGATTACGGACCTCGCGGTGGCAGACGGGGGCACGGGCGCCTCTGACGCGGGCACGGCGCGGAGCAATCTGGGCCTCGGAAGTATGGCTACCCAGAATAGCAACAATGTCAATATTTCTGGGGGCACGGTAGCAGCGGCCACCGTATCTGGGAACATCTCCGGCACTGCTGCCGGTGTCACAGGTTACACCATCAACCAAAGCGTCGGCACCAGCAATCTGCCCACCTTTGCCGGTGTCAGCGTTACATCGCCAATTCGCCACAGCCTCACGACGAATATCGGCATTACAGGTGCTGGAAATGTGTTTTCTATCGGTGGCCCAGTGTGTCTGGTGTATTCGACTGGGGGCACGCCTGGGATTGCTGGCATTACCTCAAATAATGGCTTCGGGAATTCTGATGGCATGGTCCAGTATGTTGTGAACACCGATATATCAAACAACATCCAGTTGGAGCACGATTCCAGTGCTGCAACTGCAACGTCTAGAATTTTATGCCCAGGCGGTGTTGCGTATACCATCGCGCCATTAACTGGGGTGTGTCTTGTGTATATAACCGCGTCTGGCACGTCGCGGTGGCTCGTAGTGCAGGGGTAACCCATGGAGAATCTTATGCACCAACTTGTGGAACTGATTCTGGGGAGTGCGGTGAGCGTGGCCGCGCCAGCGATTGCCGGGGCTGCGGTCAAGCTCTTTCAGAAGCTGCGGTTTGACGTGGATGAGGCCAAGCGCCGCAAGATTGAGGCCACCGTCACCGACGTGCTCTACGAGGTGGAGGAGTGGGCGGCTGAGCGCATCAAGGCCAAGCTGCCCGTGAACTCGGGCCAGAAGCTGTCCCGCGCCGTCGCAAGGCTCGTGGACAAGGTGCCGGGCATCAGCGAGGCCCAAGCCGAGCTGCTGGTGCGCCAGACCCTGCCGCTGCTTGCCATGGGTGCCTCCTGGTCCTTGCGTCGGAAGGACCTGGCGGACGCCAGCGCGAAGTAACCGCCGTGGACATCACCCCCTCCTTCCTGTTGGCGTCTGTGACGGCGCTGGTCGCGCTGGTCGCGTGGGCCGTGCGGGTCGAGGCCCGGGTGATGGCCCACAGCGAGAAACACGCTCAGACCGAAGAGAAGCTCAAAGACATCAAGTCGGAGACCCTGCGCGTCATTGACGAGGTCCGGGCCGACATGCGCTACATCCGCCAACGCCTCGACGAGATTGCGAAGGAGCGTCATGCTGACAGCTGAGCAGCAGCAGGCCATCGCCAGCGGCATCATTGAGCGCGAAGGGGGCCTCAGCGACCACCCGGCAGACCCCGGCGGCCTGACCAAGTTTGGCATCAGCCGCCGCGCCTACCCGCACCTCGACATTGAGCGCCTGACCCGCGCCCAGGCCCAAGCCCTTTACGTCCGTGACTACATCCGGGCGTTCAAGCTGCACGAGCTCTCCAATGTGCAGAACGCAGAAATCCTGGCCGATGCGTTCGTCAATGGCTTCCCGGTCAAGCGCCTCCAGCGGCTGCTGCGCGTGACCCCGGACGGCACCATTGGCCCCCAGACGCTCCAGGCCATGGACGCCGCCAGCGCCAAGC